CTCGGCATTCCTGCTGAACCGCTCTTCCGATCTGGTTGTCCGAGTTCACGCAAAGCCTTTAAATGCAAATCAATCGGCCTTAAACCAATCGGACAACCGCCGGGCATACTTACAACCGCTTTTTTGCACCTTGAAATTATCGCTCCCAAAAATATGATTGAAGAACGCATCTCACGCATTAAATCTTCACATATTTTACAGTCACACATACCTCTTGTATCAACCGTTACGGTATTGCCTGCCCTATGTACTCTGCAGCCCAATCTTTCAAGCACCAAATCTGTTTTATCTACATCACGAAGATATGGACAGTTTTTCAAAGTACATACTCCGTCAGCCATAACCGTGGCTGCAAGTATCGGCAGTACGGCATTTTTCGCACCTTGTACACCGATTTCACCGCTTATCTTATTTCCGCCGTCTATAACAAGTTTGCCCACTTTAAACACCTCGCATTATAATATAATTCTCATATGATTATAATACGAAATATCTATAATTCTGTTACAGTCTTATTATTATAGCACATTTCAAAAAATTTTTAAAGGGTTAATTTATAAAAATAATATACCTTTAATATCAATGTAACAATGCAAAATTTGTCGGTTAAAAATTTCATACTATATAATAGATAAATCAAATTTTTTTCTTTTTTTACAAAAAAGTTCTTGACAATACCCACACCTTTATGGTAATATATTATGCGTAGCTTAAACAGATATGCGTCCGTAGCTCAGTTGGATAGAGTGAACGGCTACGAACCGTTAGGTCGTGGGTTCGAATCCCTCCGGGCGTACCAACTCATCATAAACCGTATAAATGCTTGAATGTCAAGTGTTTATGCGGTTTTTTAGTGCTTGCGAGAAGAAAATCAACGTGATAAAAAGTGATAAAAAGTGATAAAATGTTATACTTTTTTGTTAGTCAGTTAGTCAAAAGTTAGTCAGATTTTAGTCAAAAAACAGAGTAAAAAAATGATGCAATAGCAAAGAGAGACATTCTATTACCGGAACGTCTCTCTTCATCAATATCATATTTGCGTAACAATTTAACCACCAATCTGTATTTCCTTGTAAAATTTCATGTGGCATTCCTCCGTTCTAAATATATTGTAACATATATAAAAATTTTTTTCAAGTCTATCTTTTATTTATTGTAAAGATACAACCTTCTCCTGGCAATAGCCAATCATCAACTTCTATTTTACACATTTTATTATAGTTTTTAGATATTATACTTTTGTTATCTAACGCAAATCCATAGCCCTCTATACGATAGTCATCGTTATCCCATGCAATTTCTGCAGAATAATGTTTTGTTGGAATTGATACTCTATGCGCATATTCTTCATCTTTTATATCTACTACACTATTACTTTGATACTTAATTGAATTTAATCCTTGTTTTAAATCAAATTCATAAGTTATAGAATATCTTTTTACTTCTCCATCTTCATAATCCTCATCAGGCTTATCGCAGGTATATGTTTGCTTTTCACCATTAAACTCCAACTCATTAACTATATAACTATCCTCTACAGTATCACTCTTCTTTATATATATAGCGAATGGCAATATGAATTTTTTCGCATGCTTTGAATATATAATTAATTCATGATACATATTCTTCACTATTTTACTTTCTTGTATACTACAATCAATATGTAAAGAATATTTTTCTAAATATTCTTTATCCATCAACGGCAATATTTTATCGTGTATTCTTGTATACAAACTATCTTCAGGGATATTTTCGCTTTTGAAATACAATGACGACTGTAACTTTTTTATTAATGCTCGTTTTTCATCATTTGAAATAGTATTCAAATAATCTTTTGTTATCATTACATCTTTGATTTTTTCTTGAGTGTATTCAATGTAGCTAAAAAAATCTAATACGAGTGATCCTACACCTAAACCAAGTATTATACTTACAACACTATTTATTGCTGTACTAATACATTCTACTACATTTTCAACTGTTCCTCCTCTTCTTCGCCCTTCAATTCCTACAAAAAAATTTATTATTAATAATAGTATACCAATAATTGTCGCACTAATTGCACGTCCATGTATATTTTTTTTGTGTCCTTTTTCTAAAATACTCTCTTTTTCATATTCATTCTTTAAACTGTTCTCTTTTTTTTATTCTTTCCTTTAAACTCTATTTTTTTCCACATTTATATATCCTCCTCTTCGTTTATATTGTATCATAAAACCATACCCCATTTAATTCACATTATACACAAATTTAATCATTAAAATATGTTTATTTCCACAAAAAAGACAGAAAATGCGAATTTTCTGTCTTTTTTCCATCTATTCAACTTTTTCTGTAAACAGCTTTTCAAACTTTTCGTTTGCTTTCTTTCTTGCGGCTTGCTTTATGCCACTTGAAGAATATTTTTCACCGTAATTTCTATAAGCTCCATTATTTTTTGTCAAAAAATAAGGGTGGCATTACACCACCCTCAAAGCTACTTATTATACATACCACATCTGTACTCTCTACAAATTGCCCTTAAGTCTTTATATGACAGTCCCAATCTACCCTGTTCATCCCCTTGGATCGCACCACAGTCCATAGCCGCCTGTACTGCCGGTCTTGCCCAATCGGGCATATTGTCATCAACATAATTATAAATCATAGTCGTTTGGACTACGTTTACCAACTGTTGATTTACATTACGCAAATCATTTATTTCTGCCGCCTGTTTCGTGATTAATGATTTTAATTCATTGTACTGCTCCATTGTCAGTCCCTCCTCATTTCTTAAAATCGATTTTACTTTTTCCTTAAACGCAATCCAGCCTTCACTGTTATTAGTTGCCCACTGTGCCGGACACTGTTTGTCCCATACGTCATAATGACGTAAAACAAACGTATCAACTGTATCTGCCGTAATGCCTATGTATTTACACAATTCAGCGCACAAATATGCGGTATTGTTGATTGTTTTTTCTGACACAATAGAATTACCGCTACAACACATTTCAATGGATATGCTGTTTTTATTTCGGCAGTCGGCGTGTTTATACACCGATGTACCGCCGACCGCCCACGCCGCATTATTTAACGCAACTGATTGATAACACTCGGCTTCGTCCATAAAATAATTAGCAGACGATTTTCTTGCTCCATTGTGAAAAAATGTTGCATTATTTTTGGCTGTGTCCTTTTTATTTCCTGTATAATGAATTACAATGAATTTCACCAAACGACTACTGTATGTGTAATAGTTTGCCGATGATGACTGTATTGACGTATCAATGTCAATACCATTGAACTGTTTGATTGGAAATCCATCATTTATTGTTCGCATATGTATCCCCACAATTCTTTTCTTGAATTTCAGGAAGACCTGCAATAGATGTTAGCAGAGAAAGTATTCCTGCAAGTGCAGATGCACTACCTACCAATACCCAATTTACGTCTCCCATAGCAATAGCAGTACCAATAGTGGCAACTGCTGTTTGTGCTACTGTTTTTATTGCACGAATACCCGCGCATTTTAGCCATTCTTTCATTTTAATGTACCTCCTAAAATACTAAAATACTAAAATCCTAACATTTTAACAAAATAACCTATCAAACCGCCCACTATTGCCGTAATAATGGCGGTAACGACTGTTTCGTATCGCTTTGTAGGACGTTTTTCTATTTCGTCTACCCGTGATGTAATATCGTTCACGTCCTCACGCATTGCCTTAGTTTCCGTGGCTATGATGTGGACGCTCTCGGTTAGTTTGTCCAGAGTGTCAATTCTGTGGTGTGCCGATTTGGTGGACTGCTCTACGGCAGTCAGACGCTCCCACACTTCTTTTTCGTTTTCTGCCTCCATATCAGCCCTCCATAATTTCTTTTTTCTCGTTCTCTGTGATATATCCCGCTTTGATGAATATATCTAAATGTTTTTCTTTGTAAATACCCATTTGATAGTATTTACGTATCAATGTTTTATTCACCGTCAACACCTGCCTTTAACTCTGCAATCTGCAACATCAGCATTGCGTTGATTTCGTCTTGCGACGGTGCGTTTTTTATTTCATTGTAGGCGTTTTCGCCCATTTCAACCGCCCGTTCCAACTCACCGTCCGCCAACTGTTCCTGTGTAAATTGCATTCCGTCCAACCATTCGTAACCTGTATTATCTACGGTGGTTACTGTTGCCGTCGGATAACGTTGTAACAGTTCGTCACGTTCACTATCCGTACACGCCGTATGCGTGTCGGTTAGCTCTATAACAGTGCCGTCTGTTCCTGTCGTTATGTTCTTTGCAGTTATTTCATATTTGATTAACTGCAATCTGTTTCCATAAAATCTATATTGCATATCTGCACCCCCATTATGAATATTTGTTATTGCTAAACGTGTTTGTCGCTCCGCCTGCGTTTGTATAGTTTTTACCTATCATAATGTTGTCGGAACAACTATTATATGTTGATGATGTCACACGTATCGAATGTTGCGAATCACTGTAACTATCTTTTTTTATGACATTGCCTGCGACTTTGTTTTTGCCGCCGCCTGTCAGCAATACACCGTATATTTCGGCGTCAGATATATAGCAATTTGCTACAATATTATATTCACCCTCAATACGAACACCTGTTTCCTGTGCATTTTCACTGTAACAGTCTGAAACAACATTATGTCCGGAACCTAAATGAATGTTTGTCCTGTTACCTGTGGCAGTCACATTACGAATAATCGAATATCCACCGCCACAGTTAATACCATATACGGCGTTAGACAAATCCAAATTTTCAAATTTGCAACGACTGCCGGACGCATAAATACATATTGAATTACCATTGCCATTGTAGGTGTCAAATGTCATTTTTAAATTAGCGACAGTAAAATTAGTTTGCGTTGCGGCAATGCCCCATATACCCTGTTTACAATTCAATACGGTGCTGTTACCCATACCACAAATAGTAACATTCGGTTTATTTACATTTATCTGACCGCTGATGTTATATGTACCCTCTAACAATACAATTTTGCCGCCAGTTGACGGCAATGATGATATAGCATTATTAATCACTGCTTGGTCATTCGTGCCACTACAGTAATAATCAGCTGTTAGCATATGTTTTGATGTACTACTTGATATTGTAATCGTTGTCGGCGGTGCTACCCTGTCACTCCACATATCGCTCAGCGTTGTTGTGACTTCATCAATACCTACATAGTCATTAGATACAAAATTAGCGTCTAATTTGCCGTCTGCCAACTCGTATGCCTCAACTGCTTTGTCGTAGGCAGTTTTGGTGGCTTTGGGTGTAGCCGCACAACCGTTGCCTGTTGAATTACTTGAACTTACACTGTCCGACAATTTCAAATGTCCGTAATTGGTTGCGTCACCCACACCGTATGTTGTACCCGTACTTGCGTGGTTCAGTGGTGCTTTGTTCCCTATTGAATTAATACGTGCGCTAAGCTGCATATCCGCCGCCTGTCGTTCTCCGGTTTCGGTGTTTATCCTGTCAGACAGTGAATCGTTTTCGTCCATTCTGTCCGAAATTTCAGTTGTCAGTTTTGTTGCAATTTCATTGACCGCCTCTAAAAACGAATTTTTATTATTGGTTTTTAGTCCGTTCAAATTGTTGATACCTGTAAACGTTTGCGCCCTGTTGTACATTGTTGTTACTGTTGCGGTGTTATATCCTACCGTCATTAATGCGATAGTTCCCTCTTCCGGTGACGTTTCAACATCTTCAACCGTCATTGTCAGCGTACCTGTTTCGGGTGAATAATATATACAAATATATTTGTCGCCGTCCTCACCTTTTCCGCAACTGAACATTGCGGATAAATCCGCCGCCTGTATTGAATAACCGTCTAACAGGATTTTTGATTTAACCGTGTTACCCGCTACTGTAACCGTGCCTGTACTGTGTCCTGCGTCGATACTGACAGCCATATCCGCCGCAGTCAATGAATATGTAACAGTATGTTTCGTTGTTTCATCAGTTCCGTACAACTCTGTTTTGTCTGCCTTTTTGCTGTCCGCCGTCTGCCTTTCGGTGATTTCGGCTGATATTTTCTGTTGTAATTCACTGTCGCCCGTCTGCCTGTTTTTCGTTTCATCATTAATATTTTTTTGCAACGAACTGTCAGCGTTTTCTCTCGCTGTTTTTTCGGCGGTGATCTTATCTGCCAAACCTACATCAGCGTTGGTGCGTTGCGTGATTTCTGTGTCCAATTTGTCGGACAGTGTGTTGTGGTCGGTTTGAATTGCCGTGAAATTATCACGAACAATCTTCCACCAATCCTTTAACAGCGTTTTTCCGCTAAAATTAAAATTTAATTTCATTTTATCATTCCTTTCTAAATCGTAATTGATTGGGATTTCATTAAAAAAACACGCCGTAAGCGTGCTATGGTGGTATTCGTCTGTACATTGTGTCACCTCATTTTTTGTACGAAAAAAGCACCCCGAAAGGTGCTTTAACGCTATAATCTATATACGATTTTCAAAAACTATATTTACCTTAGCCTTTTTGTCTTTATCCAACATAAAGCTATAACCTCTTGAAACATCAAGACCGTTTTCATCTTGCAAAATCGGCATAGCACAATCAACACATTTAGTTATATATTTAATTATTTCTTCTCTACTTAACATCACAATTCCTCCTACGCCGTTTTAACGGTAGTCCATTCTTTGCTTAAGGTAGTTCTTCACATCTTCGCTATCGCGGTCAATTTTATAAGATAATTGACGTAGAAAATCAATTAAAGCGTCTATATCGTCATAATCACGATACTCTTCTTCTATCGTTTTTCCGTTGGTATCTTTCACACTGAAATATACCGTATAATTATCATCTTCGTCATATCCCAAATCGACCTTAACGCCTGCAACCTTGCAACTCTCCTGCTCCGCATTGCCGTCCAAGAAGTCCCCCAAATAATCTACAAGGATACACTCGGTAAAATACTCTTTATTTTCCTTAATCAAGTCGATTGCCGCTGTATGTATAAGTTCTTCACGAGTTCTGCCTGTAACATCAGCAAGTAACTCTAAATCGTTATATACCTTGTCGTCAAAGGCAACTGTTCTCTCATTCATAAATTTGTGTCTTAACATAATTTTTAACCCCTTTCTTATGCAACCGTATCTACGCCGTATTTAATAGCCATTTCCTTGACGATTGCAACGTAAATCTCAATAAGTTTCTTATCTTCTGCGATTACATCCACTTTGTTCAGTCTATCGCGTTTTGATTTGCAAACACCGTTGTCTGCCATACGTCTGCGCATATTGGTAAGTCTTATGCTTAGTCGTGTTGCACCTCTAAGCTCTACAAGTCTAAACACTTCTGCATTAACGTCTTTTATGTATTCATTTCCGCCGATAGCCTGCGCAATCTTAACGATTAATCTTCTTGCGTCCTCACGCCATGAATGCGTGTCAAGAGCTACAATGTCCGAAATACCGTCAAGGCGCTTGTTGGTTGCTTGTATTTGTTGCTTTACTTCTTTCATCTCTTGCAAGCTCTGTATAAGGACATCTTCAATGCAATCGGGGCGTTGTTCCTTTACTCTAAAATATGTTTCTTCCAAGTTGTCGAATTGCTCCCACGCCTTGTCGGTGTCAAGAATTTTGCAATGACGATTTGCTCCGCGTTCTGTCCAAAGGTATAGCTGATTTACATTCGTTTTCACGAGGTCAATATTATTGACCTCGCGCTTAAAAGCTCTTAATTCCTCGCCTTTTAAGAGATAATAATGTACGCCCTCAACAAAATGGTCTTTATGATTTGCGAAGTTGTTTTTAATATTGTTTGTATCTGTTTCATAGACTGCCGCAAGTTGTTGTGTTGTTAAAATTCTCTGATTGTTCATTTCAATCGGTATTAATTGATTCGTCATATTCATTATCCTTTCTTTACACTTGATTTATCCGAAAGGTTATGATATAATGTATGTATAAATTCCTTTCGGAGTTTGGTTTGTGAGTAATTTGCATATCTTTGGTACGGAGAGCAAATTACTCTTTTTCTTTTTTGCAACTTGTTCATTCTTAATTTTTCTCCTTTTCAATGAAATCCGTAATCGGTCTGCCTAATGCCTCCGCAAGCTTTCGTATAGTTGAAGCTTGCGGTTTTTTAATTTTTTGCTTTTCAAGTAACGATATTTGACTTGCCGTAATTTTAGCTTTATACGACAACTCACTCATTGACAAGCCTTGTTCCATACGATATTCTCTTAGATTTTTTGTTGTATATCCCATATTTTCACCTCCTTACATTCTCGAATTATACTACTTTAAAAGTAATATGTCAATACTTTTTTATCAACTTTTTTGAGTTTTTTATCTTTTTCTTGCAATTTGTATTTGTTTTTGATATAATCTAATTAAGAATAAATCAATTTTTACTACCAGGAGGTGTTTATAATGTCAGTATTCTCTGAAAACCTAAAAGACTTAATAGATTTCAATAATATTACACAACGACAGCTTGCTCATGACTTAGGATTAACGACAGCCTCCGTATCTCGCTATTGTTCAGGGGAGCAAATGCCTCGTATAGATATTGTTAATAAAATTGCAGATTATTTTTCAGTTACTACATCTGATTTATTTACCGAAAATACACCTAAAAATTTTGCAGATGGCAAAACAGATACTTTTCGTATCAGTATCCCCGTTAGCGAGCTTCAAGATGCCGCTATGCAAATAAAGATTTTTCACGAATTAGAAGAACTTTCAATTAGTGAAAAGCAAGATATAATGCAATATATTCAATTTTTAAAGTCTAAGCGCACCACAAAAGAAGATGCCCTTAAGGAAGATAATTAAACCCGTATTTTGAACTAGGTTAATATTATTAACCTAGTTCGAGATATATCTAAAAACACTAACTAGGTCAATATTATTGACTTAGTTCGAGATATATCTGAAAACGTGCATTTTTGAACTAGGTGAATATTATTCACCTAGTTCATTCGATTTGTTTCAACTACTTCGATAATATCGAAGTAGTTAACCAACACAAAAGACACCCCATAACGAGGTGTCTTTGTGCTATTTATTCATCAAATAATCTAAGTATTCCATCCACTCGGGAATTTTTCTTATACATTCCCTTACAGAAAGTCCTTCTAACCAACGTACATTATACTGTGATATGATTTGTAACTGTGTCGGCTTAGACCTTAAATTAATTCGTCCAATCTGCATATTCTTATATTTAAAATTTAACAATCCGTTTGAACGTCTGTCAATTTTCAAATGTTGTAAAGCATTTTTATTAAGCATTTCTCTTGCAAGATTTTCTATAAAAAGCTTTTCTTCTTCATTGGCTTTGTACTTTTTAGCTGAATCCGAAAATGGCTTAATTTTCGATACTATTTTATCCAACACTTCTTGTTGCCATATCATTTGTAAATCCCCTTTCTTATTTCAACAACGGTTGTATCTCGTCGACAAATTGGTCGTATGGGATAACACTTCTATCCTCTACCAAAATGGCTTGACACGAATATATTTCTTTTTTATCCTTTGATATTTTTACCTCTCTTGTATCATAGTCGTATTCGGGCTTACAATCTGTATTTTCTGTCATATCCCATATAAAACCTAATGACACATAATACACTCCGTCTTTTTGAACTATATAAAGGTCGTTGTTTATATATTCTGCCGGTGGTGTATATTTACTTGCTACTGCCATGTTATCAACTTCTTTCTTTTCTGATATTGTGGCGGTGCTTGTTTGTGTATCATACTGTACATCTTTTCCCAATGCTTCACTTACCGCCCTTATCGGCAAGTATGTTGTATCATTGTACAAGAAATTATCGGCTTGTACTTCTTTACCGTCTACAACAACTTTTATTGTGTTCGGTAAAACATTTATATTTTGCCATACGTCAGTCGCATATGCTCCCACGCACGATATAACACCCATAACAAGCATACCGCATATAAAACTCTTGATATTTTTCATAATAAAAACCTCCCTTTTGATACCCAAATTGTACCACAAAGGAAGATTTTTGTAAATACTTTTATGAAATTCCCGTTATAAGTCCTCCCGAAACTGTTACAGTTTTTCCGTCTGCGGTTTGAAATGTTCCGTTTGCTCCTTGCTCAAACTTCCACTGCCCTACACCATGTGTTGCTCCGTTGCCACCATATAAGATAGTATTTCCCTGTAATTGTATATATGCTTCACTGATACTGTTATATACTTGGAAAACCACTTTTCCGTTATAATACAATATTAAATCGGCATATCTTCGACCATTACTGCTTGGTGCATTACACCACAATCCGTACTTATTACCGTCAGCGTCGTAACTTTGGATACCGTTTTTATCTATAACAGTTCTTGCTTCTGTATCTGTACCCGTCGCAAATATACCCGTTATCGTTACATTACCGTCCTCGTCCATTTTGATTGTTTTCTTTTCCAACTGATTGAACAACTCAAAAACAAATTTACCGTCCATATTGCCGAGATTTATACGACGTCTGCCCTTGTCGTCCTCTATGTACAGCAAATCACCGTCCAACAGTAACTGTTTATTATCAGACCTAACGGGGTTTTGGGTACTGTTCACCGTACCGTGAAAATAGCTTGTTTTCAGCTTATTCGCTCTGCCCGAATTTTTCTGAATTGTTTTAAGCAACTTACCCATATACCACGCGTGGTAATACGCATTAGCCAATGTAGGCTGACCGATTGTTACTGACGGCTGTTTTGCGCTGTACGGGTAATACGTCATTGATACAATGCGTTGTTTATGTTCGATATTATCTTCAAAAACGTGTACTGTATCACCCAATGCAATTTTATAAAAATCGCCGTATTCAGCAAGTTTACTCAAATCAACCACATCACCCGTGATTGTCAGTTGAGGGCGGTCAAGTCTAAACTCGTTACCCTCACCCTTTAAGTCCCACTCACCGAATGCCCTTAGCTTTTCGGGGTCATCGTAATCACTATAATCTCGGTACGCCTCACGAATACCGTACTTCTCAATACCCTCTTTACTGTCAATGTACGGCTTACCGCCGTTTACTGATGAAATCGTCAAATCGTCCTTGCCGTACATATACAGTCTTGTCGTCAGCTCTTGCGTGCTTCTCTCGACTGAAAGACTTGTCATATTCTTCTTTATTGACATTCTCACGCCGTTATCTTTTCCGATACGCTCCACAACCGCAAATCGGTAATTATCATAGTATATTTCGCCCCTGCCGTAAGCCTCTATGACGTTTTGTATAACATCATATGTATTTATCTTATCGGTCGGGTAAAAGTCGATTTTAACACCGTCTGCTCCTATTCTCGTCATACCCATTTCTTTAAGTTCACTGTCGGGTATAAGCTCAAACTTTGTATCGGCTATTGCAAGTTTTATAACGTCGTACGGGTCAACACCTATTGTTGATTTTGTCACGTCCGTATCGTTGCCGATTGTCGGCAAGTGATGATGAAGTGCGTCATCATAGAATATTCGGTTAGCTTTCACCGTCATAATTCTTGAACCGCTGTAATCTCGCTTTACAAGTGTAATGCGGTATGCTTGTCCTTCAACCGATACTATACGATTTTCTTTTATAAGCTCCGCTTTTTCGTCTTTCATAGGGTATTTAAAAGAAACTGTGTGTGTTTCCTGCAATCCCTCAAACACCGCCACTTCATACGCTTTGTTAAGATACGCAAGGCAACCACCTGTGAAGTCTGTTTCGTTCCATTCGTGTAATTTAAAAGCCATGTTATTCACTCCATTTCATATTATCAAAATCTACGTCGTACAAAAATTTAGGCGTGTAATTTATCTGCACGACACCGCCACCCGTTACCGTTATCGTGTTATCCAATGCAGGAGCAAGTTCAAAAAACTCACCCTCTGCATACGTCATAAGGCTTGTATTTCCGCTATAAACTATTTCTTTTTCGCAGTCGATAACTATGTCACCTGTGTATTTAACAGTGATACTCTTACCGTTATTGCTTATGGTAAACGGACTTTTTGCACCCGTTACAGTTATAATCGGTTTGACGTGTACATCACCGATATTTGGTATGTTTTTGTATGTGCCGCTACCGTTCAATGTCAAATACTCGTCTTGACCTATTGGAATTTCGGTATCAAGTGAAATATCGGTGTCAAGGCAAGGTCCGTTCAGAGCGTCAAATATAAGCTCCGAGAACGGCTCCGCCTTATACGTCACTGACAAAACGGCTTTTCTGCCGTCGTGTTCGGGTGTATATGACACGCTGTCCATTACCCTTACATTCCATTTAACAAACGGCATATCGTTAAAAATAAGCGTGCCTTTGCCCTTAAACCAACGGCTTATAGCGGATAGCTTTTTGTTTAATTCTTCGGTACTGTCCGCACCGATGTTAAAATCAATCTGAAATTTTCGTGTATTGAAATATTCGTGACCCGATACGTCTGTAAAATCATATTCACCGTCTGCTTCATTGACATTTTCGGTAAACTCCTTTACCTGTGGAAATACGGGACGGTCCTTTGTTCTGACCGTCACTCGCTTAAAATCCGTTGTATTTTTGCTGTTAAATTCAAAACCGTTACGCATATCTTTCCTCCTATAATCCTACGTATTTGTTCAATGCATCTTGTTTTTCTTCCGGTGTCATTTGCATGAAGTTATTTATGATCTTCCTGTTGTCGCTCATTGAATTATTTTCAATTTTGAAACTATCGAATTTGTCAAGCATTCGACTTAGCAAACTTTCTATATTACCGCCTGTCGCCGAAACCTTATCGGTTATTGTTGCCACGTATGCAGATATGTTGATGTCGGCATTTTGCAATCCTGTAAGAATGTTTTTCTTGCCGTCCTCCATTTGCTTGTATTCAGCCTCAAGACTTTCAATAGTGGCATTATTCTTTTTCTGTAGTTGGTACAATTCTTCATCACGTTGCAACTGTTTCATTTGTTCCTGCAACTCTTTGTACTTCTGTTGCCCCTTATCAGTAACTGAATTTGCGTACACATCAAGTTGTGCCTGTACCTCTGACATATCTGTTTTACGATCCTGTACGTCCCAACTGTCACGAAGTTCTTGCTCTTGCTTTGAAAATTCGTCTTTGACATTTGAAATATAGTCTTGTTGCTTTTGGAGCAGTTCGTCAACCGCACTTGATTGCGACTTGTACAGTTCCATACTGTACTTGTTTGTGTCGTCAATAAATTCCTCAAAACTGATTTTACCCGCATTGTAAAACTCTTTTACTCGGTCAATTTTGCGTTTTAGAAAATCTTCCTCACTGTCACCGTACTTATCCCAATCATCATATGTACTTCTTAACTCCTGCCAAGCGTCTGCGTCCTTTTGCCATGCCGAATACTCGTCAGCATTCTTTTGAGCCACTGCGTCATAACGTTTTTCTTCAAGTGCCTGTTTTTCCTCGACGTATTTTTGATAATTAATAACGTCATTCGCATAAAATTCTTCAAGACGTTCCGCCTCTCTGTCGATACCTGCAATGTAGTCGTCTATCGACATATTGTGATACTTCTGCTGATGTTCAAGCCAACTGTCAGAGTAACTTTTCATATCGTCATAAAGCGTTTCGCCTGCGTCCGACACGTTGTCAACATAATCGTCCCAAGTGATTTTTGCGTCTTGTAAATCTTGATAATTTCTGTCTTTTATACGTTTGAAAGCGTCAAGCGGTGTGTCGCCGTTATCACCCCAATCGTTTATGGCGCTGTGCTTTTCAAGGTATGCCTTTGACTGTTCGTTGAACTCTTTCGTCTGTTTCTGCATAATAGAGAATATTTGTTCCTCTATGTCGGCAATATCCTTGTCGTTCGACTTGAATTTCTCTTGAAATTCTAACCACTTTTCAAGTTCTTGTGCGGTCGTTACTGCGTGCGTTTTTGTGTAATGCGTCCAATCGTCCTTGGCTGATGTAAACGCGTCCGAATTGTCTTTTCCTGTTGCGTAATGCGGTATACCCATACCCGACATTATCGCCTTGGTTTGCGACGCTGTGTACACCTTTGCACCCTTTGACAATGGCAACAACACGTCCTTGCCCTGCGGTATAAATGCACGTCCTTTGTCAACGATTAATTCTCGCGGGTCAGATATACCCTTTTCATCATTAACCATTGCCAAACCACCCTCGAAGTTCTGCGTACCTTTTGCGACTTTCTTTTTGACGAACGTTCCCGTACTGCCAAAACGTGCCGCAGGAGCACTTTTATCGCTTAGTCCCTCTATAGACGAACCCTCAACAGAAACAGTATAATGGACTGTCGCAAATTTGTCTTCGGGTTGATAGCCGTCAGGTTCTGCACTATTCTTCTTAAATGTAACATTGCCCTCTTTGGGTGGTGCCGTATAGTTGTCAGGTTCTGTGCTGTCGTTAGTCCATATAACTTTACCCGTTGCAGTGATTTCACCCAACTTATTACCATTCAAATCGTTAATATCAAAACCGCCTGTATCGACATTAAATTTAATCTGAACTTCGTCATTTTTGACAAGTTCTTTTAATTTTTCATCAGCTGTATCTAATACAGATATATCACCCTCTGCACCGACTTGCAGTTTTACGTCACCTTTCGTATTTACATCATCTACAGCCTGTTGAAGTTCCTTTACTACCGAAATGTTCCCGTCGGCATCTATGACTATACGCTTATTCTCCGGAATCAGCCCCATGCTGTGTGCTAATTCGTTTGCCTGTTCGGTAATAACATCAAGTTTACCGTTTTCGGCAGCCTCTTTTACAGTCTTAAATCCGTTTTGCAGTAAAGCGGCATTTGTTGCAATATCACCTGAATATGCTCCAAACTTCTGCATTGAATGAACATAATCGTTAATTATATTATTCAATTCTGTTCCGTCACCATTTGCCGCTTTTTCCCACGCAGACTCTAAATTATCAACTCCATTCATTGCCAATGCAGCGGCTTGAGCATAACTGTTCATATCCAGTTTGCCCGCTGAAATAAATTCTTTCATATCGGACAATGATTTTTCCACACTCTCATTATCCTTATTTGCCACTGCTATTTTTAACAATTCAAGCTCCATGTTAGACAGTTCTTCTGCCGTATCATGTAGCTCCTGATGTGAACCGTCCAAATCATCAAGTTGTTTTTTATAATCTTCAAGTATTCCTGTCGCAACCTTATAACTACCAGTTATCGAGGCAAGCACACTTTCTGCATTTTTAGCGGATTCATCCGTTATCGCATTTTCATAGTCACTACCTATTGTATTTTTATATATTTCTTTGGCTTTTTCGTAGCCCTCAGCCGCAGTAATTTCATTATCCGCTATTTTTGCGGTAATATCACTGACTTTAGACTTTGCCTCTGAATATTTAGTCTGCAATTCTAATTCTTGGTTATAATTTTCTTGTGCCTCGCGTCGTGTTTGTATATAATTAGCATTATTATTTACTAATTCAGACAATTCGGCACGTTGATTATTTATGTTAGATTGCAGTTCATTCTTGGTTAGTTTGGTTAATTGTTCAACAGCGTCGTCCAAATTAGAATTATCGGAATTGATTACAAGATTATATTCTTGCGATAGCATTTCCTTTATTTCTTCTAACTTGCTTTTTGCATTGTCAACTTGTTCTTGACTGCTTTCAGGGCTTTCAATAACCATTTTTAACGATTTGATTTGCCCCTGTACTTCATTCAGCGATTTGTATTTTTCAAGGCTTTCTTTGACCTTTTCATTACCCTTGGATAGTCCCTCGCTCCACCTGTATTGCGATTGATACCATTTGTCATATGCAACCTTTCCGCCTATCGCCGCCGTAGCAATACCCGCAACAGCTAATGCGGCAGGACCTGCCGCCGCACCGATACTTGTCAATGTCGGTGCAAACTTCGCCAATGCTCCGCCTGCTGAAAATGCCTTTTTGATGTTGCCGACTGCCTCAACAATTCCGCCAACACCTTTGATTGCTCCGGCACTGACTTTTGAAATAGCACCTATCGCAATAACTGTCGCACCCGTATTAACAACAGCACGTTTTTGTTCGTCTGACATTTGCGACAATCCTTTTGCAAAATCGGCTACTGTGGTGCTTGCGTCTTTTATTGACGGCAACATTGTTTCGCCGATACTTCTTGCCGCCTCAACAATATTGTTTTTGGTAACTGACAACTGTGACGCAGTTGTTTCATTCTTTGCGTTAAACTCGTTCTGCAATGCAATGTTTTCGTTCCATGCTGTATTTGAACGTGTTACCGCCTCGGTGATACCTGCCTCACTGTTTGCCAAACGTAACAAAGAATCACGCAAACGCACTTCGGTAAATCCCATATCCTGCAACATACCGATTGCGTTTTCACCTGCACCGTCGGCATTTTGTAGACCTTTGATGAATGCGTCTATCGCCTCGGCAGGAGATGAATCAAACAAATTCTTAAATTCTTCTGTTGTCTTTCCTGTGATTTTAGCGAAATTCTCTAATTGTACGCCTGACGAAATCATTGAATTTAGTTCGGTGCTTGTGTAGCCTAAACCATCAGCCAATGACTTGAAGTCTTTGCTGTTGTTTGCGGATAGTAGTTGCAAATCTCTTAATGACATTCCTGTTTTGTTCATAACGTCATTAACCTGCGTATAACCGTTTGTAGTTGCCATTTGCATAGCAATCATAGCCTTACTGAACGCACTACCACCCATTTCAGCCTCTATACCAACGCTTGACAATGCGGTTGCTATACCTAATATATCGGCTTGACTTAATCCGATTTGTGTACCTGCACCAGCTAAACGCATAGACATATTAGCTATATCCGATTCTGTTGTAGCGAAATTGTTACCCAAATCAACTATTGAACTTCCCAAACGGTCAAAATTTTCTTGGTCCATTTTTGTAACGTTTGCGAACTTTGCAAGTGTTGCCGCACCCTCTTCGCCGTACAGATTTGTAGCAGTGCCGAGCATTGCCATTGTTTCAGTAAATTTAGATATGTTTTCAGTTTTTATACCCAACTGACCGCCTGCCGCCGCAAGTTCTGTTAATTCTGCCGTTGTCTGTGGAATGGCAGAATGTCCGTTTATTCCGACAGTCGTCATATCTATAATTTCTTGCCTAATCTTTTCAATCTGTTCAGGTGTACCGTCAACAGTTTTCTTTACATTTGAGAAATTGTTCTCAAAATCTATCGCAAACTTGGCACTCGCAACACCGCCCGCGGCAAGTGCAGTCGCCGCATACTGTAACGGTTTAGTTACAGTATCTATACCATCACCGACTTCTTTCCACCGCTTACCTGTATTCTGTAGGTTCTGCGCCTCATCTGCACGTTCAGCGGCTTTTAAGCCTTTCTCATATTCCTCGTATTGCTCTGTTGCTTTTTTGACGGTTGCTTGTGCGTCGGTATATGCCTTTTTACTTCCCGACAATGCCGCCTCTTGCGTACGAATAGAATCGGATATACTTTGACTTTGCTTTGTGTATGCCTCAATCTCGGTATTTACCCAATTCAATGCCTTTTGGTTGTCTTTGTATGCAACACTGTTTTTGTCAAGACCTTTATTCGCCTCTGTCAGCAACCGTTTTTCATTTGAACGCAAAGAAATTTGTTTATCTAATTCCGTTTTCTGCGCTTTCAGTGCCGTAACATTTTTATTTACAGACTTGACGTTATCCTCATACGCTTTTTTTGTATTCGTCAATGCCGTACGGCTTGTTTGCAAGGTGGTTTGTGCGTCTTGCATTTGCTTTTTATATGCCGTAAGACCTTTTGTACTCGTATTATTATTTTTGCTTTGCGTCTGCTCCAATTTTGACAATTCGCTTTCAACACTGCTAATTGTCTCCTCTAAGTCGGACGCGTCACCTCTTATTCTTACTACTAATTCCGCCGCGTCAGCCACTACAAATCACCTCACTACATTCCATAAAACATTTTTAAATACGGGTCATTTCCCGTATATTCTTCTTCCTCGTCCTCGATTATAACTGCAAGTAATAATCTTGGGTCTTGTTTTGCCAAATCATTCGGCAATATACCGTGATATTTCAACATTGTCCCATATAAATCGCTTAATCTTCCTTTTCGGTTGCCTGCTCCGGCAGGCTTTCCTCGTTTTTTCCCGTAAAATCGTCCATAAACCACTTCATAACTTCACGACACATTCTCATTTTTGCTGAAACAGCCGTGTCCAAAATATCTTGTGTCGCCTCTGTACCCTCAAACAGATAGTCAACGGCATCTGCACATACCGACGTAGCCGTTACTTTTTCACCCTCTGCAACGTCCATATATTCTTTTTCAACCAACGTTGCCGCACCGAAACACCACGGTTTTGATACATACTTCTTTTTGTTGTGTACAAATGTTAATACTCTTTGCATTGTTACTCGCTCCTCTCTATACGAAAAAAGCACGCCTTTCGGCGTGCCTTGTCTTAAAGTGCTTTCTTCACCGGATAGTAGTTCATATCCTTAAACCAGTTTTCTTCAAGTTCTGTCTTTGTAACGCCTTCCGGCAAATCGCTTTCGTCAAAGTATGCGTAATAGTTGTTGTCAAAATCACGCTGTACGGCTGTATATGTAGCCTTTGCGGTTTGCTTTTCCGGTGCACCGCTTGACGCTTTTGTTTTACCTCCGACATTCGATGCAAAACTGTATGAACCCTTGTAATATCTCACATAACGGTATGAGCCGTCGGATTTCATAATTCTCCACGCAACACCGAAATAAACGGTTTTTGTATCGTTGCCGACCTCTACTACACCGTCTTTTTGTGTCAGTCCACGCCACATTGAATCAACTTCCGGCGGAATATCGGCATTTGTGATGTCGTGACCTAATTTTTCAATGTAGTTTGATGTTTCATACGCACCGTTATCGGCGTCAAAAACATCACTGCCGCCTGCGTCTGTCGGTGCAATTTCGACAGTACCTCTCAAATTATACGGATCGCCATATGTTGCACCCTCTGATGTGTCTGTTAAAACTGCGAAAAATGTGTACTTGTCCACACCTATTGTAGGTAGTGGTTTTCTTTTCTCTGTATTTGCCATAAATCAATCATTCCTTTCTACTACTTTCGTAAATCTCATTGTCCTATGTTTTATACTCTTGTCGTCGGGATTGGGTACGTCCATTGTCATTTCGTGATAATATTCATTATCAGTCAACAATTTATATACCCTCTCCGACAATTCAAAACACGTTTGCGGATAATCGGCGTAAATATCAATCTGAACAGTTGTATCATTCGTAACGACCGTATTGTCATATGACATTGAGCCTTTGTCCGTTAGCGTGTAATATGCTATTGCGGGCAATTTATTAAAATTATCGGGATAAGCAAAACATACACTTACACCGTCTATCTGCTTTAAAATGTCCCGCAATTCCAAACCAATATCAAACACCGTATCATCCTCCCTACGCTAACACAAATACTTCGTATTTGCTTGCTATAACTCGTTTCACGAGTTATACACCTCCTTAAACTTAGCGATTATCTCGCTGATGTTATTTTTCAGTGCAGGTACGAGGAACGGCTGTGGTGCTTGCCCCGACGTTGTGTAAAATCGACCGCCACTGTAATACGTCCAGTGTCTTTTTGACGTATGCGAAACAGATTTATCACCCTTTGAGCCTGTGCCGAATTCGACATAAATACCGTAATCGGCAGTCGGACCGATTGCAACGCTGTCACCGTCCACTTGGCTTACGATACTGCCCTTTAAACGTCCTGTTGCAACAGGACAGTTTGCCACTGCGTGCGCTCTTACGACTTCACCCGCCATTGCCAAACCTCGCTGTATTTTATCGCCCGACGCATACTGTGTCAGCTTGTCAACAACGTTCTCTATCCCCTCGATTGAAAAATTCATTTCAGCCTACTCCTTTCGAGCATTGCTACCAAACCGCTGTCCCATTTCTGCACATATGTTATATCATATATGTCGCCGTCATATTCAACCCTGTTACCGACCTTTACGTCGTCTGACATATCGCAGAACATACGCATTTGACATTCTATATCCAAACCGTATTGCTCTCTTGCTCTGCCACCGCTGTACGGTTGTACATCGGCTTTGATTTCGGACAATACAGTCTTTTCGGTTTTACCTGTATAGTCGTCAATTTCATATTCTGCAATTATAACAGTTTTATCGTAAAAATCACTGAATACTGATGTCACTCGGAACACGCCCCTTTCGTTTACGGAACGGGTCAAGGCGTTTATAATAGTTGCTGAAAATCTTGTCATTGTCGGTTTCGGCATATGTGACGGAACGTTCGCCCTCACTTCTGCTCTTGACTACTTCGGGACTTTTACTGTCCCCGTAACCTTTCGCCCTGTACATATCCGCCGCAATCTTCGGAACAAGGCTTTCAAGCTGACGTGGCAGTACATCAATATGACAATACGCCATAATCATATTAACCGTGTCCTCAATCAAAAAGGACAACAAGCTGTCTTGCTCGTCGTCCTTAATTCCCAACAACATTTTTAGTGTCCCCAACTGTTCCATATTATTCACCGCTTACAACGTCGGCACTGCCCGACTTTCTCGCTTTGCCGTCTGCGGTAACTTCCGCAACTGTAATCTTGTGACCGTTTGTCGCAGTGATTTCGTCACCGTTGTTAAACTCTGTCCACTTCGACAAATCGTCGTCATACGCAACACTTGGAGCGGTGCTTGCGACAGTCTTGTAAACCAACTTGTGACCGCCGATAGGCTTTGGCGATACTGTAATAACAGTGTTGCCTGTTGTTCCTGCAACCGATTCAACTGTCAATTCGCCAAGTGTCGGAACACCGTTCTTAAATGCGGCAAATGCGTCGTCCTTAACCACAAGGAAACCTAAACGCATAGTAGCTTTGATTGCAACCATATCCTGCTCCGCAAGTGATAGCGGTTTACCGTCACTGTCAAGAGTGCCTTGTAGTGTAGCCTCGGTAAGAATTTCGTAATTGATACCTGCACGCATACCGACAACGGCATACTTGAAGTTACCTGTGATAATATCGGCACGTTTGTTGTCCCACGCACCGTTGCGCACAAATTCGATAGGCTGACCGTACAACTCACCACCTGTTGTACCGTTGACATATGCAGGTGCGCCGTTTGCGTCACGCAATTTTCTCAGCATATTCTTAACACCGATACGACCGATAAATCCCGACGGGTCATAGCCGTTTTCTTCAATCATTGACATTGCGTCAGATATAGCAATATCAATATTTGTGTTGTCTGTAACAACCATATGCTTGCTGTCTATAGCGTTCATAATGTTTGTCTTGAACGGCGAATTTGTACCGAAAATGCACGCCGCGTCAATCGCTCTGTAGAATGCCTCTGCAATTTCCGGCTTTAGTTCTTCAAATACGCTGATAGTCGGATCTTCCAACTTTTCCTTTGTTACCGGAATAATAACGGCTAACTTCTTCGCCTCGATTTCAGGGTGAATCCAAGTAGCACCGCTTGTCTTAATTCTTTCACCCTCACCGACCCAGTAAGCACCCGGACCGTCTGTAAGTACGTTAAACTTCTTTTTCTCGTGTTTCATTTCCTCGACTTTCGCCATTCGTAAAACACTTGAACCCCTTGTCACCATTTTGATGATTTCTGTTGCTTGCTCGACAGGTACAAATCCTGTCAATTCATTTTTTAAATAACCCATTTATTTCACTCCTATCTTTGATTTTCTCTGATTATGTCCATAAAACTGCCTGTGTTGTGACCGCCACTGCCACCGTTTAAATCCGGTGTTTTGCCCTTTAAACGCTCGGTAACACCTGCTTGTACATCTTTGTCATAGCTTTCTTTTATCTTGTCAATAACCGCCTTTGTGCTATCCTTGTCCTCTACTACAATGTACTTTGCAATCTCGGCAGACAATCCGACTTTGGCAAGTTCTGTTTCGGCATATGCAACGATTTTTTCACGTTCAAACTCTGCCTTTGCCTTTTCAAATTCTGCTCGTTCCTTGTCGTCGTCCTCTTTTTTTCTTTGCTCGTTTGTCAACTTGGCTTTTCTCATGCCCTCGTTTTCAGCGTCCTTTAGCTTTTGCTCAAGTTCCTTTTCCCACTTCTCTTTTGCCGCCGCTACTGCGTCATCAATCGCCTTTTGATTGTCGCCGTTATTCGGTGCGGGAGGCTCCGGAGGTGTCGGAGGTGTCGGAGGTGTTGGCTCCGTTGTTTTTGATGGATTTGGTGTTGGCTCTGCCATTCAAATCATTCCTTTCTTAAAAAATTGTATAAAAATAAGACGTATAACCCCACGTCTAACAGGGAGATAATCGGATCACCATTCCTTTCTTCTATGTGTATGTTGTGCCTACTCTCACACTATCACCGCCTTTCAATAAATTTGAATATCAAAAAAGCACGTCTGCAAACGTGCTTTTAATATTTAATTTATATTTAGTTTTTTCTTACACACTCTTTTTCATTAAATCATATCGTATATAATTTTTTTCCGATATTATTAACATCTCCCGCCAACAATAACTCTGCATTACTATCAATTAATCGTTTATGATTATTTATCATCGCTACTGATAATATTTTAAAGCGGTTTCCGTTTTCATCTGCAACATATCCCCCATTTTTTAAGTTTATACCGTTGTCATTGATTTGTACCGATATATTTTGTCCAATTTTCAATGAATTTATTATATCCATATCACACACCGCCTTTTTTATAGTATAGTTTTAATTCATTTTTGTAATCATTTAAAGCCTTTTCTGTTTGTTCGACCTCAATTTTAGTAAGTCTGTATGCTTTTTGGTATCTTAGTAATTTCTCTTGTGCCTCTATTTCACACTTTAATCGACTAATATAACTTCCATCATTTTTCCCCGTTCCATATTGAGCGGAATGTATAAGCTCTTCAAATACACTGGCACGACTAGGTTTTTGACGTAATAAAATTGTATGCGCATCATATGTAATTGCTTCTGCAAATTTACTATCCAAATATTTATCCGTTTCCTCGCTCATTTGAATAGTTCCTCCCAACTTCTTAAACCTTTTAATTATTTTTTGAAGTTGCTTTTTGGGCATAGTTTCTGATTTATTATCGTTCTTTTTTCTTTTCATCTCTATTATACCACGTTTTTCACTATTTGCAACATATTTTAACGCATTTCTTTGCTCATCTGTCAAACCGCTTTTCCATTCGTCAAACGTCATACCACCGTCAACTTTGTAATTTTCGCCAGTGAGCGGATCGCGTGCAATACGACTTGTCAAATTCACGTCTGCCATAATCGTAACACAACGGCAACGTGGGTGTATCGGTGGGAAGTTTTCGCCCTCAACGGCTTTATCCGTATCAAACACGCTACCGTCAAGACTTCCGCACCTGTCACACGTCAATTCAGACAGTGCCGCAACAAAACGATACTGTTTTATGCCGATTTCCTCATATGCCATTCTCTGACCTTGGTTCATAAAATGTGCCGTTTCACTTCGCACAAGTGTTTCGGCTGATGTTCGTATTCCACCCGGTGCAGTATCTTTGACGTAATCAATCAGCTTATCGGTCATACGGCTTACACTGTGACCGCTGATTATACCGTCCTCAATCGTCTGTCCGACTGCCTGTATAAATCTGTCGTTATGTATCCACACTCTCTCGCTGTAGTTGTGACCGTGCCACGGCTCACTTAACACTTTATTAACCGCCTTTTGCGGTACAAGTGGAAAATCAATACCGCAGTTTAAACCTTGTGCGGTATCAAAAATATTCGTATAATACGCCGTCTTTACCGCACTGTCATACAGTTTCTTTTGCTCCTTTATAGCCTCGTTTGCAACGCGCCTAAAGTAAATATATACATTCCGTTTCAGTCCCTCTAATCGGCTAATTCTCGCACCGTATGCCTGTGCATTTATACGGTTTAGAATTTCTTTTTTGACTGTCTTGTCGTCTGTTTCGGCATACAGTTCAAGAAGTTCTTCGTACTGTTTGTCGCTGTCGGCTATGCTCATTAATCGGCGTGCCTCTTTTTCGGGTATATCGGTCGAAATATAGGCTTTGAACGTTTTCTCAATGTCATTGTTTACATTTTTGATTGCTCGCTCATACGCCTTAATTACACCGTCCTTAACGCTGTCCGCTTGCGATTGCAAATATGTTTCAACTTCAACGGCACGTTTTACCCAATATGCCTTACTCTTCATTGTAGTTTACTTTCCTTGCCGAACTTTCAGCGATACGCATATCTTCGGCGGACTTTTCAGCCTGTTCTCTGCGTGCGATTTCAACTTCTTCCTTTGCGTCTGTTATAAACGGCAGACGCTCTAAAAGTGTTTCGTCAGACGCAAGACCTTTGAGGTAATTAATCATCTGTGCTATTTCAAGTTCGTTTGCAGGCAAGTTATATGTAAATCCTATATCAACTCTGTGCGACGGCACTTCTTTCATTGCGTTTAATGTCACTAAGAAATTGTTGTAAATCTCCAAACGTTTTCTCAACGTCTTAGCAAAATTACGTTCTTTGTTCTTGACGTGCTGTTCAAATCCCAACAGCTTATACTTTATCGCCACGCCCGACAAATTATTGCCGAAACTTTCGTCCGACAAATCAGGAACGTGTGACAAACGGTGTATATCGTCCTTGATGTCGTCACGCAACACCTTTGTATCAGCCTCGTTCAACACCTTTGATAGATACTCCGCCTTTGCATCACCGTCGCCCATTAAGATACGTTCTACCAATAATTTTTTTGCCTGTTCGGTGTCAAGGTCGCAATTACACAAAAACAACAGCGAATTAACGAATTGCTCTTTGTCGTTTATTCGGTCTGACATCAACACATTGTATGCGTCAATCTGCGTTATAAGCTGTTCAAAATCGCCCTGCATTTCCGTATTATTTCTGTATTCGATAATAGGTACATCAAAAAAGTAATGCGGTTCAACATTTTGCAATGACAATGCCGTATAGCTGTCAAGACCTGTGTATGTATATATAAACGACTCATCATACACACGACAAATACTGCCTGTGCAGTAGCCGTCAAGGTCGTATTTCTTGTAGTAATACACCGCAAACAACGGCTTTTCAAATGCCGACTGTGAGTAACATACAAATGTATGCTCCGGGTCCAATCGGACACTTCTCGGCTTGCTCTTTTCGTCCGCATAAATCAGTTCATATGCTTTGCCGTAAATGCTCATATTCTTTACGATTTCACTGTCAACACTCGGCATATCCTGTTCCAAATATTCGTTTTTGATTGCCTCAATATCGTATTCGTCCGACACCGCATACGTTACAGGATTGCCGACAAGATAACTCTGTGTCATATCCGTTATGTACTTTGCGTGATTACACATTATGCGGTTGTTTGCCACGTTTTTACCTCTTTTTCTGCGGCTTAAAATGCGGTGGTCGCCCATATAGTAATCGTGCAATAATCGGTATCTCTGTCGCTCTCGCTCGTGCCGTTCAATCAATTTCGTTATGATAAACGGTGTCACACCGCCCGCGACTATATCTTCATCAATTATCATATTCCGTACTCCTCTCTTGAATAGATTTTAGCTTTCTTATCCTTGCGCCAACTCTCAACGCCGTATCTCAGTGCCGCCATTGCGTCATCAAATACATTGACAGGTTCGTCCGTATATTCGCCCGACTTTTCATCAACTCGCCAACGCCATTGCTGTATCTCTTTGATTACATTCACGCAAGACGGGTGAATGTGTATCTTTCTGCCTTTTAACCAGTCAATCTGCGATTGTATGCTGTTCGGATTTTTAACAACTGCCCTTGCGCGATAGCCTGCCTTTCGCCACATTTTTATACGGTCCGGCTCTGCACTGTCGCACCACATTACAAGACTTTTGCTGAAATTCCCGTCAGCCTTAGTGATAATTTCGGTTGTATCCATTTCGTATACATACAGTTCATTACAAACGTAAATATCACCGTCCTTATAACCTAACGTCAATATGGCGTTTGCGTGATTAAATCCGAAGTCCTGTCCTATCGCCATAGCGTCAAAACGGCTCATATCTGTTTCAAATTCTTCAATGCGATAATTTGAGAATATCAATCCGCCTGTTTCGCCCCATTCACCCAGTCCGTAAATCCTGTAGCCCTCAGGGTCAACTTCTTTACGACGTAGCATACGTTGTCTGTATGCCTCGTCACAAAATCGGTTTGTTAAATATGTGCTTTGGTGCGTTAAGACGTTATCGTCCTGTATATCGAAAAACACTTTCTTTATCCAGTGACTTGACGATACAGGATTAAATGTCAATTTTATCTGATAAAAAAGACCGTCGGGGAGTTCACCTCTCAAACGGTCATCTATAATTTCAAAATCCTGTTGCACAAGCTCCGTAGCCTCTTCAATCCATACATCGGTTAATTTACCGTTTGCAAATGTGATTGATTTTAATTTTTCACGTTGCTTGTTATCGTTTACACCACGAAATATAATCTTGTTGCCGTTTATACAGGTGAACGACAACGGACTTTGCGTAACTCTCCACGCTCTGCCAACGCCCATACGGTTTATGGCTGATTCAAGCTCGGCAAATGTACTGTCACGATTTGTTATATCAGATTTACGCACACATACCAAATTACGCCCTTTGTCACGCATTAAACGCAATATGTACAGTTGTGCAGTATCAACACTCTTGCCACTTCCGGCACTGCCTTTCATTACAACATAACGCTTTTTACATTGATGTACAGGCTTAAATATCGGATTGAACGGTACTGTTATTTTGTTCATTCGTCACCGCCTCCGTAATCAATCTTAATGCTGTAGTCCATATCTCCGTCAACGTTTAATTTCTCTGTGAATAATGCGTAGTATTTACCCAACATTTCCGCCGCTTTGTTTACGTCAGACACCTTTGTCGGTATTTCAACACATATCGGTTGCTCCGCCTCGTCAGTGACTTTCTTGCCCTTGTCGTCATAGTGTGATTTACGTGCTTTGCACGTCACAACAACCGTTTCGGGTTTCTCACGTCGCATAACAGCCGTAAGCGTTTTCAATACCTCGTCCTGCTTGGCAATAAGAGCGTCCTCTTTCTCTTTTAGCCGCTTTTGAATATATTCCTGAATTTCAGGTTTCTTCAAGTTCTCATTTCCAATCGAATACGCCGTCTTTTCCGAATATCCCGCTCTTAATGCCGCTTGTGTCGCGTTCAAATCAATCAAATATTCCTCACAAAACCGTTTCTGTTTCTCCGTCACTCTTATCACCTCCTGTTTTATTGCATAAGAAAAACACACCCGATTAGGTGTGTTTATGTATTATTTCATAAATAATGATGTATATTGATTTACATACTGTTCTTGGCATTTAGCTCGAATTTCGTCATTTTGAATACTATTTATAAAGTCTATCAGTTGTCTATGATCCTCTGTTTTTGAAAGTGTCTCAAAATATTTATCTTTACTATTCATTTCATATTTTGCTAATACTAATATAGTTCCAGATATTAATTCAATCACTGCACCTGACACCAAGGATATAATGCCTGTCGAAATCCCTTCCTTCATAAAAGCCATGCCAATTCCAAATGCAATAATTATTATTCCTGCCCATATCATTCCTATCGCATTATTAATAATTCTTGTATTAATCTTTTGTTCATTTCCATGATATCTTTTTAAAAGTGGATTTCCTTTCAATGTTATATCTTTGTCCAAATAATAAGAACTTCCTTGACTATTTATAATAGTTGTATCTATATTACTATTTAGCATCCACTTTTCCATCCTTCGTAATGTTAGTTTCTTCTACACATCCTAAAATTTTTCCATTAACAAAAACAGTATTACCACAGCGCTTACATGATACCGGTATCAATGGGAGCATTTTATTGCCCAATTCTATTGCTCCACTTTCGCTTAACAATGTTGGAGTATATATATCTTCCGAAACCGTCCATTGATTGTTCCCGCACATAGGACAAGGTCTATTACCCCATATTTCATTAAGTTTTTGAAATAATTTTTCACTATTCACTATTATCATATATCTATCCCTCTTTTTTAAGTTATGAATATATAATAACATACTATTATAAAAATTTCCACTACTTTTTTTCATTTTTATCCTCCGTGGAATTAAATTATGCATTAATATATTATTTTATTCCTCCTAAACAAAATAGACAGTTTCACCATAACGGTTACCGCTGTCTATTTATTTGCGTTACACACTACACAAATTATATAGCCTGTGACTTTATCATTTTAATATCTCCATTCCCACCAATCACACGAGATATTCACCCATCATCTCACGACGATACACTACCTTTTTTACGAAAATAACGAGCGGTAAGATATAGAACACAAAATATTGCACTGTATATATGTTTTGCATTATTTTTTGTTTGCTCATTCTTTTCGCATTATAAATTGTATCACACTTTTTTCGGCAAATTCGGCATTTTTAAAAATTTATTATGTTTTCTTCGTGGATAACTCTCATCGTAATGCCCTATCTTAAATGCAATCCACTGCCATGACGGCATTACGGTGCCGTCTATGTACCTGTATCGGAATATGCGACGTGTTTCACTGTCTAATATACCGGCAACAAACAATTCAATCTTGTTTTTTTGCCGCTCCAATCGTTGACGTAGTACAATATCAGATATATGTGTTGGCTCAACACCCGACACAGAAATACAGTGCTTGACGTACGGAAATTCAGCGTCAGAGCCTGTGACAGTACCGTGTACTGTATTACTGTTTATTCTGTCATTTACCTCGTTTAATTCTGCAACAATACTGCGATACTGTTTTAGCTCTTCTTTCGTCAAATCAATTCCTCCTGTCTAAATATTCAATACGTCCGTCGTAATAGAATGTCATACCGCATTCTTTTCTTACGACATCTTTAACCTCTTTCAGCTTGCCGTCCTGCATACCCATTAAAACATCTTTTATTGCCTGTCCTAATTCTGTTATACGTTTCTTCTTCCATTTCAACATTGAATAGAACGTATACAGGATTATAGGTGCATTGTTTTTCATTGCACACGTAACCATTTTAATATGGTCTTGCTCGGCAGTGCTTGTCTTGATTTTTAGTGGGTCAAAATCGTTCATCAGTTTTTCATAATCAAAATCACACTCATCTTTTAATTCCTCTGCGAGTTTATCAATATCGCGTTCACGGTTATACACAACCCCAATATATCGAATAACTCCCTCTATGTATTGACACACGCGTTTTTGACCCCATTTGCATTTTATACGCAGATACCACGCACCTACTACCACAAGATTGACAACACCCTCTGTTGTAACTTCGTTTTCAACAATCTTGTACGACTGCAATGCTTTCTTTCTATTGAATTTCTTAATACCGCGTTTCTTTGCAATTTCATCAAAATTTTTTAATATTCTTTCTTCTTCGGCGTTCTTTATCGCCTGCCTTACGGCTCTGCGTTTCTGCTTTAACTTCTTCGCTGTTTTATCCATATCAACACCTCACCAAATTCACCCTAACCACGTCAGGGTTTCTGTCTACAATCTTTGCTATTTCAAAATATGATAGGCCATCATCTCTTAATCTTTTCATTGTATCTAATTCTTTGTTGGTTACTCGTGTCTTTTTCTTGTTTTCAGAATTGCTTGCTTTATCCGATACATATTCCGGACACTTTGTTATTCTATACGAATCATACGTCTTGCGGTGTACCTTTTCAGCAGTCCAACCCTCAACAGGCTGAAAGCAACTGCTCCACGAACAACCACCACAAGCTTTCTGGCACGTCCAACATAATTGTTCTTTAGTCATTTTGCATCTCGTCTAATCTCTGAACATACTCGGTAAAATACCATAGCAGTTCATCTTTGAATACTTCGATAGCTTCCTCTGCTTTTTCCTTGGTGGCGAAATATATTGTATTAGGTAATCGCATAATATAATAATACTCTGCGTACATTTCTTCAGAACTATATATAATAAACCACTTCTTTTTACTTTCATTGTTCCAATCTTCTACTGAAATAGGCTCGTCGTTTTGTGCCTGCCATTGTCTTAGACAACGTTGCAATCTGTCTGCACGAGCATTGTTCTCGGCAATGGTTTTATCGCTGTAATAATTACCTATACCATAAAAATTATCATCTGCTGAATCATTTCCTTCTGCGTAACGTAACAGATGACCGTCTTCCTCAACACAATAATACAGTTTACCGTTTTTGCCCCTCTCATATCCAGTTTTAGGCGTATCCTCAACCAATCCCAATATTTTAGCTTGTTCTTCTGATATTTCAGCGTGAACGGTTTTACCGTTCACTTTTAATTCAACTTGCATTACTTTTCCTCCGTTTATTTTTTTCTTGAAATTCCTTTAATCTGTCCTCTAAATATTCAATCTCATCTTTCCAATGCTCAATTAGCATTTCTTCGATTTGTTGCTTTGCGTCATCTATACTATCAGCCCACAATAGGTCATCGTCTGCACTTAATTCTTTTGATATATAATAAAATGCTTCATCATCCATTTCATCTTGAACAAAGCTCGCAATTACCTCATCATCATCTTCATAAAATGGGCTAAAACGAAGTTCGTGCCATTCTTCTCCAAATTCATTCTTTTTGACTTTCCATTCTTTCATTTTTTATTCCTCAAACAATTCGGGATTATCATTCATATCGTGTATATTGCCTATAACACTGGCTGATTTCCCGTCACCGCACCAGTATAATAAATCTTCTCGTAGCGTCAATAACGGCTCATGTTGCCACTCTATGACAAAACCACAGTCATTACACGCACGTTGTCTGTCGTATGTATTTCTGTATTTAACTATTCCTAAACACGCTTTCTCCGTTGTGAAATGCGGTTCATATCGGAATATACTTCCCTCAAAGACTCGGTTTCCTTTTTTGTCGGTAACTCCTGTAAATTGTCCTACTGTTTCAGGTATAACCCTATGTGCCCAGTCAACATCATTTGATGAATTATCAATTATATACACTACTTCATCTTTTACATCATCAGCTTTTTGCTGAAATATACCGCCTGTTATCCATTCTCCATTGTCTATACGTTTACCTCTGAATAGTATCTCTCGCATTATGCATCCTCCTCAATACTTACAATCAATTTCCAACTTGCTCGCCATTGCCTTTTTTATAATTTTCAGCAACGTTTTACGGTAGCGACTTTTTGTTGTAGCCGCTACCCTTAAATCCCTTATACTTTTTGCTCATTGAATCGCCCAACTCCAATCTAAATGCTGTCCGCATTCAACGCAATATTTATCGCCAAATAATATATCTGTACCATTGCCGCAATTAGGACAAATGAGTTGATTGCCGTCGAATTCTATTTTTTTGGGAATTTGTTTTTTTAATGTTTTTTGTACAATAGCCAATGCCATATCTCGTTCGACAGTCATTTCGTCTTTTTGTATAGCATTTGTAATAACCTCTATTGTTTGTTCGTATGTCATTTCTCTTTTCATCGGCTCAAAATTTTTATCTTCCTCCAACAGCGCCGTAAGTAACAGCAGATAATTTATACTGTCACCTATCTTTTCAGCCCACATTTCTTTTGATATTGCCTTGCCCTGTTCGTAATCGTCAATCAAATCATACACGCTGACAGTATGCTTTGCCATCATACCGCCTAACGCTTTAACCGCTGTGCATTTCTGCAATTCGCCTGCCACTTTGAAATTATGTAATCTATCATCGGTTGCGTATTCTTCTGCTTTACTGCATAGAACGCTTTTACACGTTTCTATGCGGTTGTTTATAACTTCTTCAAATTGTTCTGTTCTCATTACTCTATTCCTCCAATTCAATCACCTTAAATATCTCACTTTGCTGTTTAGCACCGTCATTTTTATCAATAATGCCCTGTTTTATTGCAGTATATAAATCAGCTAATCGTGCTATGATGAAACATTCCCCGCAATTAAATTCACCACTGTTATACATATCATCATAGCATTTTGCAAACTTTTCGCCATCGGTTACACATATATCCGACAATTCGTTTGCCTTAGCTTTCAGCTTATTTCTTGTAGCTTTATCAATCATCATTCAGCACTTCCTCAATGAACTTTTTAAATCCGTCAAATTCAGACGGTCTAAGGACTGTCACCGCACCGCCGGAAGTTAATATTTTATCTAAATGACTGCGTTGCAACGGTGCCAACTTACCGTGTTCAGCTTTAATTTCAACACCGATAAATCTACCATTTGCACATACAATCAAATCAGGAACGCCCGCTCTTGTACCTCCGCAACCATAATATTTAACCACATAACAGCCTTTACTTCTAAGCCATTGCTTAACTCGATTTTCAAAATTCTTTTCCTCTGCCATCAGCCAAATTCCTTTCTGAATAATTCGTCTGTATAATCTTTTCGCATTAACAGACACTCATATATCTTTTCTTCCACGCTCTTATGACACATCATTATGTGATAATAGCATTGTTTTTCTTGACCGATACGGCATATCCTCGCTTTTGATTGCTCAAACAGTTCCGAACGTTCCGGCAGAGAAAAATATATAATTCTGTTCGCCTTTTGCAAATTTAATCCCATAGCTCCGGCTTGATATTGTATCAATGTAACTGAATTATCGTTATTTTCGTATGCCTTTAGGTCCTTAACTTGTCCGTTTACTATGCTTATCGGTCTATCAAACAGCACTTTTCTTAATGCTTCAAGTTCGGTATTGAAATTGTAGAATATAATAACCCTGTCAGATGTAGAATTAACTAAATCAATTAATCGCGATATTTTGTCTTTGCTATATGCACTGCATAACATTCTTGCATACAGTCTTTTTGACAATGTACTGTCGCCTGTCAATTCCTTATCGTCTATCTTGATTACTCGGTCTTTCATAAACTTTTTATAGTCTGATGAAACAGTCGAATATTCCTTGATAAACTTCTTTTCAGGTAACTTAATAACTTCTTCTGCCTTAGCAAATACCGCTCCGTATTCCTTTAGTTTTGCCTTTAATTCGCTTACATTCTTGTATCCTGTAACTACTCTGAACATTGGACCGCCGTAACTTCGCAATTCCGTTTTTATGTATCGGTTATAATATGCTGTTTTTGTAATCTTCCAACCTAACAATCGTAACTGCGAATACAGGAACTCATACTTGCCGTCTGTCGGTGTACCGGATAACAATATTGTGTGTGACGGTTTCAACGATAATATGAACTTCGTACGTTTTGCAGTTTCATTTTTTATCATTGAACTTTCATCTAACATCATAGTGAAATCCTTTAGTTGCCTTAGTTCTTCACGTCTGTAAGCCAATTCATAATTTATGATACCGATACATTTGTATATCGGATATATCATAAATGTCTGCATATCCTTTTTATCAGTCAAATCAAATACTGCATAATCTGTATAATGCTCTTTGAAATGCTCGCACCAGTCTTTGATTTTAGACTTCTGACACACAATTATATTCACGCGTTCACCGTATAATCGTAATCGTTCACTGCCTATAAACGTCTTACCTAATCCCATATCATAGTAAAATGCCGAATTATCTTTATCACTTGTCAATGCAAGTGCTTTTTCTTGATAATCAAATAATTTCATTGTTTAACTCCTTATATATGCGTCCCCACGCCCCCAAACAGTATTTTTAAAATTGGGGGCTACCGAATACGATACCTATGCGATTTATCGGTATATGTCCCCAATGTCCACACATTTTTTATTACTCTATATAGGACAATATTTTTTTGATTTTTAATAATTAATCAAATAAATATTACTATATATACATTATAGTTTTGTTGAGGACGTTGGGGACTTGGGGACACTTTTTTATATTAAAATGGTAAATCTTCATCATTTTCAATGTCCTCATAGTCGTCTATATCGTCTACATAGATACAGATACAATGTGCTTTTGCTCCGTTAATTCGCTTGGATATATCGCGTCTGCCATTTTCGTGACGTGCAATTTTATGGTTACGAATCATCCATGAAAGTGTTGACTGTGGATTAAATCCACCGTCAGTAATTATCGAATTAAACCGATTTTTCAATATGTATATATTGCCGTCCTGTTCTATTCCCCAACACTCATTGCCGTTTGATGTGAAATTGCTATGATTTGCGATAATTTCTTCACGCAGATAATCATACGCACGTCTGTTGACGTTCAACATATCCTTGGTCTGCAAATATGGTTTAATATCATCTATACTGATTCGTACACCGTCATTAAATATCCAACGTTCAGACAGTTCATCAGCGGTTAATAATGCCGCCGCTGACGCAATTTGTTTGTCCGTTGCCTCTGTATTATCTTCCAACAGTTTAATGTATTTTTCGTGCAATGCTCGTGCTTCGGCGATATTTCCGGTTAAATTATCAACAAATTCTTTACCGGCGTGACCGTAATTTGATTGTATTGTTCTGCAAAATTCTCGTGGATTTTTGAAGAACTTACCGCCGTTACATTCGATTTCAATAACACGATTGACTGCACCGCCACCCGATGACATTGACGTTATCGGGCGTTCGCCTGTGGTTATAATACAATTTCGCCACGTCTTAATATTTTGTATACCACCGTCTTTTTTACCGCGTAAACGTCCCGTACCCTCGCACAGACGATATATTATATCATCAAAATCCGAACGTTTATTCAGTATCTGCAATTCGTCCATACATAACGGCAGTGAATTTAAACACGCCGCATATAATTCATTACCTACATCAGTAGAATTGAATGTATAGGCATATTTACCGATAACCGGCTCAGCCCATACAGACACTGCCGCAAGTAGCGCAACCGATTTACCCGTTTCTGTATCGCCCCATAGGTGAACGAAGAACGGCAATGCTCCAAGCGGTTTTAACAGTACACTCGCAAAACTCGCCGCCATAACCATGCGAACAACTATATTACCGTTTTTGCGGTAATCTCTGATTGTTTTAAGCCATTTTTCATAACTGCCGACCTCTCTTACCGAATTAAATAACTGTCTGAAACTGTCCTGTCCCTCAAACTCCAAATCTGATATATACGGTGCAAATTCTTTAAATCCTCTGCCTACCCAACCCATATGATCGCACGATTTCTTTTCGATTATTTTGTCGTAATTTATACTTTCAAAATCACTTAAAAACTGTACAAGTGCCTTTGCGTTTTCCGATGTTACACCGACACCGTATTCAGCTAATTTTACGATTTTATTCGCACTTGCAAGGTCAGAACGTGGGACGATTTTAGTTTTGTAATTTCGTCCCGGTCTGCCGTAAACAAGTTGCACACTTTCAACATCAGTATCTACATTTGAATATCTTGTTATCATAAATATCGGGTGTGGACACGCCGTCACTTTTTCGCTGAACTGTCCTTTAAACCTATACACTCCGTCATCAGTTGCTATCCATTCGCCTGTATCCCACATTATTGCAGTGCCACTGAACTCCATTACGTTGCCGTAAACAATGCTTTGACCCTTTTGCGCTCTGACGTAGTTTTTGAATTGCGTCCGAAAGTTTGATACATCAAGTTCTTTCGCTTTGTCCGCCATTTGCGCCACAAGCTGACCTTTGATGAACTCGTTGCCGTCAGCTTGGTCTATTATCCATTGAAACGGTTTTGATGATATTAAAAAATCGTCCTTACTGAAATCGGGTATCGTTATTCTGTTTTCATTCTCCATAGCACCCATTCCTTAACCTATATTAAAACGGCAAATCTTCTTCCGATTCGTCCTCATCATCAAATCCGCTTGTATCAAATCCCGATGTACTTCCATCAAGTAGTTTATCCTGTGGAATTTCGGACATTTCCAATCCTTTGATACTTCTTACCGCTCTTGCCTTAGTCGCCCATTTTTTTTGACCGTTCATCAGGTATTGTTCACGTCCAAACAATACACCTATTTTCTTACCCTTAAGCGTTTTTTCGTCCCAATTCCATTCATAACCCTCATTACTTTCTTCAATACAAGTAATCATACCTTTAAAAAACGGTAATTGTTTACCCTCGTATCCTTGTCTAAAAAGTCCTCCGTTGTTCCATTTTGCGTTCGTTCCGTTTCTTTCAGCATTCGCCGCATATAGATTACTGTAATGGTCTTTATATTCGCCCTCTGCAATATCCAGTTGCAATACCAACTGTTTCTTACCGTTTTTGGTTTCAACCTCTTTTGCACCTTTAATTTCGCAGATATATTTACCTGCCGGCAATGTTCTGCTCTCACCTGTGTACGATTGTGCCTCATCATATCCTTGTATTTTATTCATTATTTTTATCCTCCTCATTCATTCCGTAATATTCTCTTATTCTTTCGTCAACTGCTTTCAAATCGTTATCAATCTCTAAATCAAACATATCCATAGGCGACTTGCACGTTGTATGTCCGTCTGATTGCGTTATGAAACTATGACTTTGACCGTCAGCTTGACATAGCAAAACGATTGAAAACAGTCCCTCAACGGTCAACTGATTGTCCAACATTTTACCGATTGTTTTCGCTTTAATTTTACCGTTTTCGGTCTGCTCGCAATGGTGCAAAAAATATACGATTGTATCATCGGGTAATCCCTCAATAATAAATGTAATCATCTTCTGAAAACGTACCGCCATATCGGTAAACTTTGCATAGCCTGTTTCTTTTGCACGATTAAACGAATCGAACGCCAACAGATATTGACTGTCGTCTATAACGTATCGCTTATACTGCTTTTTACTTAATTCTTTGGCAATAACGTTGTATGTAGCCTTTTTGATTAAATTTAACTTCTTGCGGAACGGAAGCGGCTTACTTGCCACATTAAATATTACCAAATCATCTGCGTCAAAATTTCTTAGGCTTGCGCTTTTTCCGCTACCGCTTTCACCCATAATTAAAACCGGTATTCCCACATGTATCACTCCTTATTTTATACTCATATTATTCCGTTCAATTAATGTTGCGTGTGGAATATCAAAACCACCTTGCAACATTTCTTTGATAGCCGTTTTGTTCGGCTCAGGTCGTTTGAATGTCAATAAATCTTTGTTATTCTTCGTTGCATAGTCGACAAATTTGTCGTCGACTTCTACTGCTGTTGATTTTCTGTAACTTATCGCCACTTTTGGAGTAGCGAATTTATTGCCTTGCAATGCTCGGTTTATATAGGTTTTCAATTGTTCAGCCTTGTTTTCCAACGACTTACGACGTTCCGCAAGTGCTTTTTCTTCTTCTCTTATAGCTTTGCTCTCGGCTATCAAATTCTTGTACCATAGTGCTACATTTTCGATTTTTTCTTCTCTCTGCATTTGTAGTTCTTCAAATGCCTCGTAATCCTTTATTTCGCCTGTTTCTTCGTCAATTAAAGAAAACATTGCATTGTCTATTTCGTATATGTTCATTTGACATTTCTCCTTTTCTATGCTAAAATATTGTTGTGTTATAATATATGCCGTTGAACGGTATTGCGGGGGAAATTAAATTCCCCCGCTTTTTTATTATTCAATTATATGTACATTCGGTACATCTTCAAGCAATTCTCTTAGCTTGTCCGCAACGTTCTTTACTGCCTCACGTTCCCAAGCTCCACCGTCTGCCTCAAACAGTGCCGCTCTGCCGTCTTTAAGTCTGATTAAGAAATCGCTTTCCGGTTGTTCAACCTCTAAAAATGTTCTGTATGGTTTCAACGTAACAATCGGCTTAATTCTCTGTTCACCTATCAACTGAATACCACTCTTGACAGTTGCCGACTGCGTGATACCGTCGTCTTTTGTCTGTACACTCTGTTGGTCTGTTATGTTACCAAGCAACTGCACAAGATAATCTCTGTCCTCTGTCGGTGCAAAACGTGATTTTAGGCAGATAATCATATTTTCAATGCTCATATAACTATCGAAGTCAAAGCTATTGAATTTCGCATATGCAACATATGGTCTTTCACGTTGCATATCATATCTGACCGTACCCAATACATCAACCTGCTCCGGTGATACCACTCTGACGAATAATGGCTTATCATAATTGTCCATTTCTTGTTTCATCATAGTGACTAAACCACTTAGACTTGACAATTTGGTTGTATCAAGCAATCTGTCCTCAATTCTGTGTAGTTGCTTGTCTGAAAATGCGCCATGGTCGGTTTCAATCACCTTTGGTCCTGTCATATCCTCGATTTTTTCAATAAACTCTTTGTTAATCATTATCTTTTTCCTCCTTAAATTACATTGCTTTCTTAATTGGTATAACCTTTGGCTCGTCTTGCTCCGAGCCGTCTAATGCCATTTGTCCCGGTACTTGCGGAAGCATTTCGACCAATGCTTTGCCCTCGTCTGATTCCGTCAAATACAACGCACTTTCAATGTTGTTCGTTGGTGTCAATGTTGACTTAACCTGTGTTGACATTTTGATGTTCTGTCTTTCGCTGTCAGGCTTTAGTGATAACGTCAATGTTATCTTCCTTACTGCGTCCGCCTTGGTGTTCAAGTCGGCGATATTATCAACGACCTTGCTTAGCTCATAGTCCAATCTTTCACCGATTGCGCCTCGAGCGACCTCTAATAAATTTGCATTACCCACTTTTTATCATTCCTTTCTTGATTTTTTTATTTTTTGTGGTATAATATATGTAAAACATAGATTAATCTATGTAATTACCTTTGACCGTTTCGAGTTGCACCTCATACGGTCTCTTTTTTTATGCTGATTTTGCAGTGACAACCTGCTCCAAGATTGCTGTTGTCTTTATACATTCCTGTTTGCTTAAAGGTTTCTTCTGTGTATATCGAACAGAATTTTAATAGTGTATCGCCAGTTTCCTCGTATTGATACATCGCTCTGAAAATCTTACACGCTTGCTCTATTGTTTCCGCCTCGATGATTATCCAACCACCTTTGAATGGCTGTCCCTCACTGCCGAATGTAATGTAATAGTTATTCATTCTCTTTCACCTCCCAATCATATTCATCATTATAAATTCTGTCATAATCAGTATCGCACTAAATGCAACAACCGATATAGCATACTTAATTCTTTCAGACATTGCACACCTCGTTTCTTTTTACGATGTCCAAAACTTGCTTAACCTGTCTGTCGAACTGCTCCGGTGTTAATTCACCATCCGCCTTACGATATTTTTTATTACATACAATATCTCTTGCCACTTCTGCTAAAATTCTTATACCGTCTATATTCATAACTGACATATTTCGGCGAATTTCTCTTATTAACTTAAACATCTTTTTTACCACGCTTTCGTTTCTTTTCGTCCTCTTTCATCAGCTTTAAACTGATAATTAACCCAACACCGAAACTAATCAGTGCAATTCCTATTGTGTTCATTTGTTTACCTCTCTTTACTTCCTCACAGGCACACAGGAGCCGTCCGCAAAAGGATTAAAACTCTTAGGGAAAGTCTGACTATTTTACGGATAACACGCGGACAGCCCTTGTCTGCCTGTGAGATTTAATTGTTATGACATCTCTCGTGCCAATTTTGCAACCGAGATGTATCCATCTTTAAAATCAAAAAGTTTTTCTACTGTTGCTCTGTTTAATCCGCAGAACCTTTGAACATCTTTAACTTTTAACATTTCTTTATCGGGATAATGCGCTTTTATGCGTTCGAGATTGTCACGATACGCAGGTTTCTCTAATGCCATTTTCAAATCTTCCTTTCTTATATTACCTACGCCGATTGTATTTTCCAGTTATTTATGCTATAATCATCTCGAAAGGAGGTAATTATAGTGGCAAACTCTAAAATTATTACATATGATTTATGCTCACCCGGTAGAAACTACGACGACCTTTATGAGAAGATAAAGTCGTATGGAACGTGGGCACATATATGTGAATCTACATGGATTATATCGACAACTGATTCTTGTTCTGATATTCGTGATAATCTAAAATCAGTTATTGATAGTAATGACCGCTTGTTTGTTGCAGCACTTACCGGTGGTGCTGCTTGGTCTAATGTATTATGTAAGTCAAACTGGTTAAAAGAAAATCTTTAACAATTTTCTACCGACACTTTTTGTGCCGGTTCTTTTTTTATGTAAATTTGCTTTACATTATCGTCTATTTCCTCCGACAATACTTTTAATATATCAGCCTTATTGTTTGAAACAACTTTCGTATAACCGTGTGTGTTATAATCCACTGATATTTTTATATCCTCCATATCACCACTTCCTTTCATTTACGCTGATTGTATTTCCCCGTTATTTGTGTTATAATCACCGTAGAAAGCGAGGTGATTATAATGAGTTTTACAAATTACGAAATCTGTCCACTAATGTCAACTGCTACCGATAAAGCACCCTGTTCTTCACGATGTGCTTGGTACGATGATGAATTAGCTGAATGCGCCATTTCTCGCATAAACGGTAATACAAAATGGTTACAAGATATTAGTGAAAAACTTTCTAATTGCGGCGAGTAATTTTCGCTCCTCTTACCCTATTTGCATTATTATATGGTGTATTAATTTTTAGTAACGGAGTTATTCCTAATTGTTGTAGCAATTCCATTAACTCCGTTGCTTTTTTTATGCTTTCATCAAGTTTTTGATTAAGCTCCGTTGTGTCTGTACCTATGTTTATAGTAACTTTTTCTTCGTTCATTATTATGTACCCCCTTTCATTTACGCTGATTTTTGTTCAGAGCTTTGAACAATGTTGGCAAAAAAAAATTCACCAATTTCGGAAGTTGGAATTTCCAACAGTTCACAAGCTTTATCAATTTCGTTTTGTTTCCATTCTCTTTTGTTGTTTAATTTTAATGATATACTGCGTGGTGACATATTCATCGCCTCCGCAAATCTTTCTTGCGTCTTGAACTTTTCTTTAATTCTTCCCGACAACTTTGCGTACTTAAATGACATATTTATTTACCCCCTTTCTATTTTTTGTTCAGTAACTTTGAACAATTATATAATACCATGTTCTTCACCACTTGTCAATACTTTTGTTCAAAAAAAATGAACTTTTTTATAAAACTTATTGACTTTTTGTTCAAGAACTGTTACAATAATCGTGTGAGGAGGCGATAAAATTGAAAAATTCAAATACTGCTCTTAGATTAAAACAATTAATGAAAGAACGTAATTTAAAACAGATTGATATAGTAAGATTGGCAGAGCCTTATTGCAAAGAAAATAATACGAGATTAGGCAGAAACGATATAAGTCAATATGTGGCGGGTAAATCAGAACCTGGACAACATAAACTATATATATTAGGTAAAGCGTTAAATGTAAGTGAAGCATGGCTTATGGGATATGACGTTCCAATGCAAGCTGAATCACCTGCCCCATCAAACACATATCCGTTAGATGATATAAAGTTTGTTAATGTTCCTGTTATTGGTTCTGTTGCAGCCGGAACGGGTTGTCTTGCTGATAATGAAATTATCGGATATGAACCGACAGACTACGATGACGTAAAAGACGGACAAGAGTACAGATATTTAACAGTTAAGGGCGACAGTATGTATCCGAAGTTTGAAGAAGGTGACCTTGTACTTGTCAGATGCCAGTCGTCGGTAGACAGTGGCAGTTATGCCGTGGTATTGATTGATGATGAAGAAGGCGTTATTAAGAAAATCGTATACGGTCCTAATTTTATTGAATTACATTCGATAAATCCGATGTACCCTGTCAGACGTTTTGAAAATGAAAATGTTTTGCGTATTCGGGTTTTTGGATTGGTTCGGTCAATAAAAAGGAAATTTTAAAACATTCTAAAATCGCATTAAAAATACAAAAAACGTAACAAAATGTATCAAAATCGTAATTAATTTATTAAAATAGTCGATTTTTAATAAATTGCAAATAAAAAATCCCCCGACCGCTACCAACAGTCGGAGGATAAGAGTGTATTGAAACACATATTCGCAAAATTATTGTATCATATACACTCTGTTTTTGCAATACCTAATTTAAAAAGGAGTGTATTAAAATGAAAAAGAGAAAAGACGGAAGATACTTAAAAGTCGTCACAATCAACGGTAAGAGATTATATTTTTACAGTAGCAAAACTACGGAGCAACAAGCTGAACGTGATATTAATCGTCAAATTCTTGCTTACACCCAACAAGAAGAAAGAGGTAAACTGTTTAGTGAAGTTGCAGAAGAATGGGAAGAAGAACATTTTCATAAGATAGAGTATAATACCGCAAAAAGATATAAAATTTTACTTAGTCACGCAATAGAAGAATTTGATGATAGATATATCAAAGAAATACAGCCTATCGATATTGAGCAATATTTAGATTATTATGTAACAAGAGATTACGCAACAAAAACCATAAAAGACCAATTATCCATAGTCCGATTAGTTTTTAAATACGCCTATATAAAAGGCTATGTTGAAAATGACCCTACAAGATATATTAGTCCTCCAAAAGGCAAGTCAGCTATCAAACGACAACCTCTTACAGAAGAAGAAACCGAAGCAGTGAAAAATAGTCTAAATTGTTCTTTTGGTTTGTTCCCATATTTTTTGTTATACACCGGATTAAGAAAGGGCGAAGCTCTTGCTTTACAGTTTAAAGATATTGATTTCGATAATAAAGAAATTAATGTTTATAAATCTGTATATCATAAAAGCAACGTCCCTCATATTAAAGGTACTAAAACAGAAAACGGCACTCGCAAAGTGGTTTTGCTTGATGTATTAGCAGATAAACTTCCTAAAGGAAAAGATGAAAATTTTATATTTTCGATTGACGGTACAAAGCCGCTCGGTTATTCAGCTTTTCAACGCCGTTGGGATAAATATAAAAAAGAAACAGGACTTGATATAACAGCTCATCAGTTGCGTCATACTTACGCAACAATACTTTTTGAAGCAGGGATAGACGTAAAAGATGCTCAACATTTATTAGGGCATAGCGACATTTCGGTTACAAGAAATATTTATACACATATTCGTACAAATCACTTTAAAGAAACCGTGGAAAAATTAAATACATTTATGAATTAGTCAAGCATTAGTCAGATATGTTCAGAAACCGCATATTCATTAAATATTTAAGGGGTTCGAATCCCTCCGGGCGTACCAACTCATCATAAACCGTATAAATGCTTGAA